GGTAGCGGGTAATCCAAAAGACTCGGACGTATCTTCAAGCCCAACATCCGAGTTACTAAAACCAGAACGAGTCGTTTGCGTTGCAGAGAAGATCGGTACGTCGTACTCGACCGCAAGGCCACGTAACTCTTCAGCAATTGCTTTAACGTAAGAGTATGTATTGATTGCACCACCAAGTCCTTTCATTCTAGAACTTGAACAGATATTTAAATAGTCAATAAAGATTATATCTGGTTCAAATTGTCTTTTAAGTTTAAGTTCGTTTAACAAAGCTCTAAAGTGGCCAGAATGAGCTGCACCGGTAGGATACTCTTTTATGATTAACTTACCAGTGGTCTTTCTTGCGATATCTGCCACTTTTGTAGTAAACATATCTTTTGATAATTTATCGAGTTGATCGATTGGTACGTTTAGCAGATTAGCATCAATACGTTCAGCTATTCTCTCTTCAGCCATTTCCATGGTAATATATAAAACATCACGGCCGTCTGTCAATGCATTAGCAGCAACATGACACATATACAAAGACTTACCAACACCTGTCCCAGCAAGAGCGATATTGAGAGTTTTATTGGGAACTCCTCCTTTGGTAATTTTATTAAAAAATTCAATATCAAATGGAATACGGTCTTCGTCTCTGTGATAAAACTCATATCGGTCCTCTACGTTTTCTATGTAATCATGACCAACAGTAAGATCAAATCCTACACCAAGAGCTTTAGTCAAAAGATCTGGTAACGCACCTTTAGTTAAAGTATCGTGTTTACCATCAATAATTGATATTGACTCCATAATCGCATTATATATTGCTCTGTCCTGACACCACTTTTCTGTGGTGTCCATAAGCCATTGCTCATCTGATTCGTTTTTAGTAAAAAGCTGTGGAACGATATCCATAGCCATATTATATTGATCGTCAGTTAATTTATCAGACTGATCTAACTCAATCTTAAATGATTCTGCAGATGGAAGCTTATTGTACTTGGCAACAAACTTTCCAACTTCTTTAAACAATATTCTATAAACGCCTTCGAAGTAATCCGGCTTAATGAAGGGCAGAACTTTTCGCATATACTTCTCGTTAGTGAGAAGATTTTTTAATACAGTTTGTTCTAAATTAGTCGCCAACTGGTTTCTCCTTCGTTATCACTTGTCCATCTTTTATACCTTGAGCCATAATCTGTTCGAGCATCTCACCTACAAAGTCTTGTAGTGGCTCGTCACTTACTTTCAGTTCTGAATCAGGACTGTATATTATATCAAAGTTAAAAGACATGTTGCCAGGGATCTCATTGAACCTGACAACTCCATATTTAATTACCGTTTCAGTAAATGGTCCAGTTAATATTCTGACATTCCAAGCTTGTTCATCGCCTTTGTCAGGAATAATTTCATAATGTACGTTTTCTTTCATGACCATTAATGCTGATCCATCTTCTCCATATTGATTCCACCATTATTACCAATAGCAAATCTATCTATGATGTACTGTTTAAAATCAGTTTCTTCTATTACTGGTTTCCAGAACTCTTCCGAAAGGGTATCTTTTTCTCTAACTTTTGGTTCCAGTAATTCTCCAGTACTACGATCGACCCGACAATACCAACCAGCAGAGGGCTTAGCAACGTAATTGCCAGCGATAGCAATATCAAGAATACCACTCCAACGTTGAACACCACCGTCCCAACTAACAGAAATAGGAATTTTAGACTTTTCTCTAACATATCTTGACTTCTCCACATTGATTACAAAGTGATAGCCTTTAATTTCTGTACCCTGCTTGTCTTGTTGTCTACCAAGAATCCAAATATTATCTGCACTATAGTAGATACCAGTACCACCAGATACTACGTCTTTTGGAAATAGGCCAATCTCTTTGTATGTATGATTAACAGCTAAAAGTGGAATATCTTTCATGTTAAGATAAGGTGTAATCATTCTAAATAGACCTTTTAGTGCTTTAGCCCTTGACATATCTGCCACTGACTTTTCATTGATAGCATCTTCAAGTTCTTTCTTTGAGGCTAGGTTACCAATTGAATCGATAACAATGACAACTTTATCGCCTCGGTCCAAACCTTCAAGTTGACTTATAATATCAAACTTAAGTTCTTCCACATTTGTTATTGGACTATGCAGTACTCTATTTGTATCGATATCAAAGTTTTGAAAATAAGATTGAGGAGAACCAAACTCTGAATCATAAAATAAAAGTACTGCATCGTCATATCTTTTAAGATAAGCACTTGCCATAATAAGAGCAAATGAAGTCTTAAAATGTTTTGATGGACCGGCCAAGACTGTAAGCCCTGGCGCTACGCCACCGTCCATGGAGCCTGATAGAGCTACGTTCATCATAGGTACCTCTGTAGCCACCATGTCTTTTTCATTAAAAAATTTAGAATCAGCAAGAATTGACGTGTAGTCAGACTTACTGTTCTTTTTCAATTTGTCCATAATAGACATTAAACATCTCCTAAGATCTTTTTAAGTTTCTTTTTACTTTTACCTAGTACCTTGGCTTTTTTAATACTATCTAAATTATCAGTATTACCACCAACAACTACTAAGCCAATCATACCCATGGCTTTATGAGGAGTACATTGATATAAGTAAACACCTGGGACGTCAAAAGTAATTGCGACTTCTTTATTGTTTTTACTTTTCTTTGGTATTTTCCAGCCATCAGGCGCTGAAATAAAATGTACGTTATGGCCCTTACTTGTAGGTAACCAAGTAATAGTATCGCCAACATCTACTTTAGCTACGTCGACAGAATATACCATCTTCTCGCCGTCAGCTCTTTTATTTAACATCTCAATATCCATGTCGGCAGCGAATACGAGACTTTGACCACTAAAGAAGCCGCCTAAGAAAGCAAGACTCCATATTAGTCCAATATAATATTTAAACATGCGCATCTCCATTTTGTTTACATTATAACATAAATTCATCTAACTGTAAAGGATTATTTTCAACTCTTATAGACATACTCTTATTATCTTGTAAGGCGTAGTCTGTTTCTATAAGTTGGTTATCCAATCTTCCATCACAAAATTTTATAACATTTTCAGCCATGTCTTGTGCAGTAGTAACTGGCACGTTTTGGCATATGTGATTAATATTTTTGACACCACCTTGAAGCATAAAATCTTCTGGTAATTTCATTATTGATAGACATTCTCTGATAGTTAAGAATCTGTCTTCATCAGGATGTGTAAGCATTGTAGGCAAATGACCTACAAAAGCTCCAATATAGTTCCTAGGAAACTCTATGTTTTTTCTCATAAAGTTTAAACCTGCCTCTAATTTTCTGTGGATTCTTTCGCATTTTGCTGCTTCTTTATCATATCCATTCTTGAACATCCATTTAGCAACTACATTATATTTTGTTTTTGACTCGATATAAGTTAATACGTTAATCGACAAAGGCAAAGTTTCTTGGAACTCTGCATGTGATTTCCCTCCCTCAAGTTCATTAAGAACAAATGAGTAAAAAGGATTCTCACTTGGAACACTTGAATTGGTAAGGACATTCATAGGGTCGTCTGACCTGCGTTTCACGGAACGAATCGTATCCTCAATTCTTTCGTGCTTCCTTTTTATATATTCAAGTTTAGGTACTTTATCGCCCTTCCAGAAAAAATAAAAAGATCTATCTCTTACTTGTCCGAGTCCATGCAAGATACTTTTCGTTTTATATATGCTGAAAGTATATCCGTTTTCTTGCCCAATACGTCTGAGGTTTTCTCTAATAGGCTCACCCATTCTTGAAGCAAATCTTGGCGCGTTTTCGCCCCAGAATACTTTAGGTTTGAGTGTGCCCAAAACGTAACGAGCAGTGGTAGGCATCCAATCGTTAACAGCAGCATCAGAATTGGCTGAAGGATTGAGACTAGAAAGACCAGCACAAGGGCAAACGGTATTAACAGCGTCGACGTAAGGAAGAGTAGGTTCCCCACTACCATTAAGAAGATGGTAGGGTACCTCTCCTTTGTAGTATTCCACAAGGTTTTGATCGTTTGGTTGAAAGTCTTCATAACTTAAAATATACTCCGGTTTCTTATTAAATACATTCTGCATGGCGATGGTTTCACCGCCGATTAGTGGCACTATACTTGCGTACTTCATACAAAAAACTCCTCTAATGTGTTTGGCTTTTCTTCACCAGTCCAATGAGGATATGAACCACGTGATAGATGAATAGAATGCGGCATCTCCATGTGTTTAAAATCTAATTGGCCTTCTTTATTTAACAAATAATCAGTCCATCTTATAATTTTAGCTCGAGTAGCAAATTGTTCTATATAATCTCTAAATAATAACCTGCATCTGTTACGCTGTTCCCATGTACCCCAAAAAGGTTTGTTCTTATAGTAACCAGACTTTGGTAATTTTCTAGATTCGTCTTCAATAGGTAACAATTCATAAATGTAAACTTCTTTTATGTCTACAGCCTCAACAGCTTCCACATATCTTTTAGCTAAGTCTTTTACGTTTTCATCTATATCATCACCAATTCTACAAAGATGATGTCGAACATCAATATTGCCAAAGTAAACTTCAAGCTTATCAAAGTCCTCAATTTTACCGACATCTTCTATAAATGTATGTAGACCACTATTTATAGCTCCGTTCAGAGTCTTAAACGGTATTGAATTAACTGTCCATTCTGGACGATACATGCATATAGAATGACTATCACCTATCACTAAATTTCTAGTAACTTTAGGATATTTAATAACTTCTGCAGTATCGTGCATTCTTTTGAGATTATCTAGATCTACGTCTTTCCATGCGTCAAGAATCGCAGTGCCTTTTTCCATAGCCCTATCAATTCTTTCTTTTATCATTTCATGATATGGTGGAAATGGTATTTCTAATGAGTAGACTTTTCCTTTGAATTGCGAAAAGTTTCTAGTATTTTCAACGTATGGAAATCCAGCAACTCCACCAAAAAAGTTTAGTCCTCCGGTCCAGTCACTGCCATGGTATACATACATCTCATCAAACTGATTGTGGTCTTCTATCTTACCAGCCCAATTGATTTCTACGTCAACTCCAGTTTGTTTTAACTGATCTGCATATATTACACCAAGAGCTCCTCTGTGAGATTGTACTCTGGTAGCGATAGGAATAAATGGACAGTTCATTATAGCTTTCATTGCATAAACTCCTCTAAGGTAGACTGATCGGTAAGTGCAGTGGCTCTTGAAACCTGACGTTTTGCGCACATCTTAGCATCTTCTCTAATCTGTAAGTATATACCAAACTGACAAGACAGAACTTCTGTACCATAATATTTAAGAGTCTTTTGATCTTCTCTAAATAACTTCTTTCCATTTGGCATGTCTATATTATAAGCGCCTGGGTGAAACTCAACGTCAGTTGTAAGACCAATCTCATCACTATTTTCTCTTAAAAAGTAAATAGCTTCTGCATAATGTTTGCGTGGTGCTCTTGGCCACATAAGACCTATTGTATAAACTGCCCCTGGCCCTGGTGCCACAAACTTGTCATCATGATAGTATTTCATTTGAGGTAATACACTCGTAGAGGCAGCACCATGAAAGCCATAGTATTCACCAACCCCCGGCAGTTTTCTTAGTATCTTATAAGCTTGACCAATATGATCGGCCTCATAAAGTTCTTCATAAGTACCATTATCTCTAAAAGAAGCAACCCAATCAACTATATCAACAGGATGG